GCAAGTTCTCTGAAATGGAGGACCTCTGCAAGGAAACAAACAGACGATTCCGTAACCCTAGTCTAGACCCGCTTTCAAACTGGTCTAGTGTCTCACTGCTTAATGCAATGAGACAGAAAATTACTAAGGTCCTGGGCGTCTGTCCAATTGAAGAGGTTTTTGAACGAGCCAATTGGGGTCCTGGCGTGTCCACCTTGATTAAGGGTGACCACGTTTCAGCTACCAATAAGTTCCAACATGAAGTTGGAATCACGCGAGATCTGTTTTCCCTCATGTTTGACTCTGAGGTATCAGACCGTACTGGTATCTTCGATCAAGCGTACCCTCTCTGGGGCGAAGAACTCCGTAAGAAGAGTTCTTTTCCCGTCTTTGAGGTTGGGAACGTAGTTGTCACTGTACCGAAGAATGCTAAGACCGATCGTGTCATCGCCATCGAACCAGGGTTAAATCTCTGGTTCCAACTTGGCATCGGCAAGGTTATCCGACGCAAACTTCGCAAGCACGGGATCGACTTGTCCTATCAAAGCAGAAATCAACATTTGGCGCGGATTGGCAGTGAATCGCCGTTTTTCGCTACCGTTGATTTTTCATCTGCTTCGGACAGCATCTCGAGAGAGCTTGTCAGGGAGCTTTTGCCTCCTGATTGGTTCTCTCTTCTAGATGTGTGTCGGTCCCATTTTGGTACACTCAAAGGTAAGACCTTTCGCCACGAGAAGTTTTCCTCTATGGGTAATGGGTTCACCTTTGAACTCGAATCACTGATCTTTTTTGCTGCTGCGGCCTGTATTTGCGAAAGCATGGGCTATAACAGCAGTATGGTCAGTGTGTACGGGGATGACGTTATTTTGCCATCTCCGTGCTTCGAGTCCTTCTCGTCATTCAGCAGGTACCTTGGATTCGTTGTAAATGCCAGAAAGTCGTATGCTGGCGGATACTTTCGCGAGTCCTGTGGCGCCTACTGGTTTGACGGCGTTGACGTTAAGCCCATCTTTCTTAGAGAGATGGTTCGCACACCTTTACAGGTGTATCGTTTGGCCAATGCCATTCGGAGACAGGCGTTTTCCCGGAACAAAAACTTCGGGTGTGACGCTCGCCTCTTTCGGTGTTGGAATCACCTAGTGAACTCGCTTCCGAAGTCCTTTCGGCTTCGGATTGATGACTCGCTAGGTGACGGT